AACAAGGGTTTTCTACCATGCCCCGCCCCTGCCGGTCAAGGGAGGTGTGAGGCATGAAGCGAGTGCTCGACCCCACCCTCGAAAACATCCCCCCTGACCTGAAAGATGCTCCGCAATGGGTAGTGTGGAAGTCCGTCCCCGAAAACGACAAAGACGGCAACCCGAAGAAGCCCCGCAAAGTCCCCGTCAACCCAAAGACCGGCAGGGATGCCAAGGCAAACGACACGGACACCTGGGGGAGTTACGAACAGGCCGCAGCATTCCACGAAAAGTGGAAAGGAAAAATCCATCAGAGTGGTGCGGGGTCCGGCGTGGTGTGCGGCATCGGATTCGAATTCAAGAAAGACGGCCCTTTCACTGGCGTTGATCTGGACAACTGCATCAGGGACGGCAGAACGCTTGAGCCCTGGGCCGAAACCATCGTCAAGGAGCTTTCGAGCTACACAGAGCTATCACCCTTTTTAAAGGGCCTTCATGTTATCGTGCGCGGAAAGCTCCCACCAGGTGGACGCAAACGCGGCAACATCGAAATGTACGATGAGGGCCGCTTCTTCACTATCACCGGCAATCTGTTCGCTCCCCACCTTCACAACATCGAATACCGAGACGCAGAGCTCAAAGAAGTCCATTCCAGGGTGTTCTCCAATAACGGCGCGAAGCCTCAGGGGCATAAGTCCACAAGGAGGGGGGGTGCCGATACCCCAACCGTAGATGAGGCTTTCGTACTTGAACGCGCTCCCAAGGCAAGGAACGGCACTCGATTCAAACGCCTGTGGGATGGAGATGCCTCAGATTATCTGAAGGAAGACGGTACACCCGATTATTCCTCTGCAGATCAAGCCCTCTGCAATTCGCTCGCGTTCTGGACAGGAAAAGACGCCGAGCTCATGGATTCTCTTTTCCGAAAATCCGGGCTCATGCGGGATAAGTGGGATGTGGTTCACCGACCGGCAGACGGGGCAACCTATGGTCGGATGACCATAGAGAAGGCGATTACTGACTGCCGGGATGTCTATAAGGCCAAAAGGAAAAGAGACCGGGGCGCTGATGGACTTGACGACGGAAAGACGGACTGCCCGCTATGCAGTGAAGACGGAAAACTCCGCAAGCACAAGAAAGCCGCTCTCGCTCTCAAGCCGCACCTTGGCGACCTGCTCTATGATGGGCTGACTCAGAGATGGATGGGGTACGAGGATGATTTGTGGAAGCCTCTCACGATCCACCAAGCCGCGGGGATCGTCGACCGGCTCATAACCGAGCTTGCGCCGGACATCGACTATAACACGTCGTGGCGTGACGGCGTGATGAGCCAGCTCTCCCTTTATCTGTGTTGGGATGACTCGAAGACGCCGAAGGATGCCATACCCTTCAAAAACGGCGTCCTGTTCCTCGATGGCATGATATTCGAGAAGCACCGCAAAGAGCTCTGTTTCACCTGGCAGCTTCCATACAATTACAACATCTTCGCCACCTGTGACCCAGTACGGCAATGGCTCATCGAGACGACCGGCGACGCTCTCCAGGTTGAGCTCCTGCGGGCGTACCTGAACGCCATTCTTACCGGACGGGCAGACCTTCACCGCTACCTCGAGCTTATCGGCCCTGGTGGAACCGGGAAGGGTACATTCATCCGCCTGGCCGAGGCCGTCATAGGAAAAGAGAACGTCCACGTCTCCGAATTGAAGCACCTCGAGAACAACCGCTTCGAGACATCCAAGCTCCATGGAAAACGCCTTCTGACCATCACTGATGCCGAGAAGTACAGCGGTGATGTGTCTGTCCTGAAGGCCATCACGGGCGGTGATTCCATTCGATTCGAGGAAAAGCACAAGCAGAATGGATCACCATTCCGGTTTGGGGGCATGGTTCTTGTTGCTGCGAATCAGGACATGGGCAGCTCTGACTATACGAGCGGGTTACAGCGCCGGCGCATAACCGTTCGCTTCGAGAAGGTTGTTCCTCCTGAGAAGCGCCGCGATCTCGAATCCGAGTTCGAGCCATATCTTCCCGGCGTCATCAATTGGGCGCTCTCCATGCCTCAGGAGCGAGTGACGGCACTGCTTAGGGATACCGACAAATATGTGAGGACGCTCGCAGGCTCAAGTATGCAGACCCTCATTAACACCAACCCCATTGCAGACTGGGCGCATGACTGCCTTGTCTACTCTCTCCCGTTCGTCACCTTTATAGGAGGAAGCCGGTTTGACGATGCGGACGAGAAGCTCTTCTCCTCGTACAACAAATGGTGCGAAGACACGGGCCACAAGCCTATGGCCTTGAACCGCTTTGTCATTCTACTGAAAGACCTTCTCTGTAATCAGCTTCGGCTAGATGGTGTTGAGCATAAAGCCGTGAGGACTGGAAGGTGCTTGCATGGCATCGGGATTCGCAGAGCCAGCACCGCCGATGAGCCTTCCCCTCTCTCTGCCTTCTTCGGGATAGCTTCCACAGTAACGGAGAAATGTGAAGCGTCTGCGAAGGGTGGTGAAGGGTGGGTGAAGGGTGATGCGAAGGGTCAAACCCGCATGGTTACTAATGTGAAGGGTTTTTCTGAAAACTATTCCGACAATAAAACAAACGAGACGGACGACGAAAGCGAAGTCGCCCAAGCCCCACCTGACCACGAAAACGCTGAACAAAAAAAATCAGGAGGAAATGAAAACACCTCAAAACCCTTCACATTAGTAACAGAGCCACTTCAGACCTTCGCAGACCCTTCACCACCCTTCGCAAACCACCATCGGACCCTTCGCACAAGAGTGAAGTGCATAGACTGTTTCCTTGTGGATACCTGCCCGACTCCTTCAAACAAGGCCGAGCATGGGACGATGACCCTTCACACCTGCCGAGAATTCAGGGCGAGATGGGGGGCCGCATGAGAACGCTCATCGATGCCGTGGACCGGGTGACCAGATGCCAGTCCCATGACCAGCTTGTCCGGCTATTTGAGCGGCGCGGCGATGACTGGCGGCGGTCACTGCCCGATAAGGAATTCCTTGTGCTGGCAGAGACGGCAAAACAACGGGGCAAAAGGTTAGAGCATGGCGAAGTGGCCGTACAACACTGAAGCATGGAAGAGGCTGCGGCGGGCGAAGCTGGCACAAGACCCACTGTGCGAATACTGCCCGCCTGGGAGACGCACTCTTGCAAACCACGTTGACCACAAGGTCTCCATCAATGACGGTGGCGATCCGTGGGCATGGGATAACTTGGCGAGTAGCTGCGCCTCATGCCATTCGGTCAAGACTGCCAAGGCTGACGGCGCATGGGGTAACCCGAAGCGCAAGGGGTACGGGTGCGATATCAACGGAAAGCCGCTTGACCCCGAGCATGATTGGAATCAAGGAGCGAGTCGCCGATAGAGAACGATTCTCCTTTTGAAAAATCTCTCAGAGCTTGCGGCTAGGACCGTGGCGCGCAACGTCGTTCACGCAAAACGTGAAAGCGAAGGAAGGTAACATGCCGAAGATAGTGGACATCCCGAGAAACCAGCAAGTATGCAAAGCGCTCAAAGCGCCTCCGAAGCATTTTAAGGGTGAAGCGAAAGTCAAATGGAACGAGCTCATGAAGGTGCTCAACCCTTCCATCTGCACCGAGCGACAGAAAGACGCTATCCTTCAGTATTGCGAGACCTGGGCGATGTACCGGCAGTGCTGCGAGGCGCTCGAGACGGAACCGGCGGTTGTGGTCAATGAGAAGACCGGAGCGCAGCAGCCGTCAGCATGGACAAAGCTTCGCATTGAGTGCCACAAGACGCTTTTCTCCCTGGGGCTCAAGTTGGGACTGGTGCCGAACGGGAAAGATATTCCCAGACAGGGCGAAGGTAAGCCAAGGAGCAAGTTTGACGGCCTCCTGGGGGGCGTGCAATGAATCTTGCAGATCGGGTGCTCAAGTTCGCCGAGAAGCTCACCATCACATCGGGACGGAAGGCCGGAGAGCCGATGGTTGTTCTACCGCACATAGAAGCTGCGATCAGCGGGACTCTTAGGCCGGGTGTGCGTACCGCCTGCATATCCTGGCCACGCAAACAGTCAAAGAGCACTGGATATGCTGCGGTACTCATCGCGGCCGGGCTTGTTGGGCCTCTCTCTGTCCCTCGTGGCCAGCTTGCGACCGGGAGCGCATCCCGTGACCAGGCGAGCTTGATATTCGATGAGACGGCGGCGTTCTTCCGGTCGGAGCCGGAGCTATACCCTCTCGTGAATATCTCGGAATCGCGGAAGATGATAACGTCTCTCTTGAACGGGAGCACCTTCAAGGCGCTTTCAGCCGACGCCACAACCGCCCACGGCCTGGGGCTGGATCTTTTCATCCTCGATGAAGCCGCACAGCAGCGGGACAGCAACTTGTGGGATGTTCTCTTTACATCGCAGAGCGCGAGGAAGAACCCGAGAGCTATTGCCATCGGGACCAGGAGCCAAGATCAGCATCACTTCTTCAGTAAAATGATCGATTACGGCCTCCGGGTTAACGCCGGTGAATTCGAGGACCCGAGCTTTTTCTGTCACGTGCTCTCGGCGCCGGAAGATGCGGACTGGCTCTCGGAAGATATTTGGCGTGCGGTGAATCCCTGCATCGATGCAGGTGTTCAGGATATTGTTTCGCTCCGGGAGCTGGCGCACCAGGCCAAGCGAATTCCGAGCAAGGAATCGGTCTTTCGGGCTCTCCATCTCAATCAGGCGGTGTCAGCGGATGATCGGGCTATCGGTTCGGTTGACTGGTCGGCGTGCGGTGGTGTTGTGGATGTCGAATCTCTGCGGGGGCGTCCATGTTGGGGCGGACTTGATCTTGGATCGACTACCGATTTAAGCAGCCTGACATTGTACTTCCCAAAGGATGGCGGGGCCGTGCTGTGCTGGTTCTGGTGTCCGAAAGACCGGCTTGAAGAGCGTGAGCATAAAGACCGGGTGCCATACCTCCAATGGTCCAAGGCCGGATTGCTTGAGGCCACACCCGGGCGGGCGGTTGACAAGGCGTTCATCGCCCGCAAGATGGCCGAGGCAACCTCGATGTTCGATATCCAGGGCATCGCTTACGACAGGTGGCGAATTGAGGACCTCCAAGTCCTTTTGGACAATGAAGGAATCGAGCTTCCCCTGGTCGGCTTTGGTCAGGGCTTTGCGTCCATGTCGCCTGCGGTGGACGCGTTCGAGGCTGAATTGCTGGCGGGCAATCTCCGGCATGGAGATCACCCTATTTTGACGTGGAACGCGAGCAATCTTGTTTACCGCTTTGACCCTGCCGGGAATCGCAAGCCGGACAAGGCGCGGAGCCGGGAAAGAGTTGACGGCCTGGTGGCTCTCATCATGGCCATGGGGCTTTATTCGCGGGAGCCTGCGGTTGTCGAGTATGATTTTGACCGGCCCTTGGTGCTTTCGGCTTAATTGTTTTCTTGCTCCGTCACAAGTAACGCGACAAGTAACACTCTCAGTCGTTCTCACTGGATTAACTTTTTTGAGTTGGACTCATTGACTTTTGTGTCTAACTCAAATAAGTTCTATATGAAAACAGGAAACGAGGATGGATGACATGAAGAGAGAAGACATTTTCCGACCCTGGCTAGCGGTAAGAGTGGTCGCTCTACTTGGGCCAGGAATGTCCGTCAAGCTCATCCAGAATTGGAGCGACCGGGAGCTGGTTGACGATCTCGAAACGCCAAAGCCGGGGAAAAACAACCCACGTCTCTATTCTTTGGCGAACGCTATTCAGCTTCATGGAATGTGTTGGGCCACAAAAAATGGGATTACGGTAAGCATAGCGACTTTGATAGGCCGTAAATGTGTTGAACGCCTTCTGGAGCTTAACGAGAGTGGTCAAGTTGATCCATGTCTAATCCACACCCTTGATGACAAAATCATGAATTTTATCGTTAGAGACGGCAGTAAAGACATATGGGCATCGTTCCTTACACCCGAAGAACTGTCCGATTACCTAAAGAAGACTGGATTCACCACTCCAGACGGAACATTCGGTATGCAATTGCGCGTTGATGGCCTTATTAGTTCAGTCCTCCGGAGCTACTGGGATGTTAACGAAGACTTTAACGCAAAAGCATTGGCCGGAAAGCTTAAACCCTTTCCAAAGTATCTCGAATAAGGAGCAACATCTATGCAGCTTTTTACCATGAAAGACCTCCTCGAACAGCGCTCCCTCATTGTAGCTGAAATGCGGGGCATTACCAAGAATCCCAACGGCGCGGGAGGCGATCTCTCCACGGAGCAGGCGCAGCGATTCGACCAGATGAAAACCGATCTTTCCGGCATCGAAAAGCGGATCGAGAGGCAGGCGTTCATCGATGAAGCCGACCGCAGGATGCAGGGCGAGCAGATCACCGGGACAGGCGACAATCGGCTTGATACCGAGCTGCGGAACTTCTCCCTGCTCAGGGCTATTGCCTCACAGGTGCCAGACTTGGCGGACAAGGTTGACGGTGGGCGCGAGCGCGAGCTTTCGACCGAATTGCAGCGGCGATCCGGTCGGAAGGCTCATCAGGGGATCATGGTTCCCATGAGCGTTTTCGAGAAGCGCGTCATGACCACGGCTTTACCTGTTGCCGGGCCCGGCTCGAACCTCATTTCAACCGATCACCGGGGGGATCTCTACATTGACCTCCTGAGAAACGCCCTCGTAATGCGGCGCCTTGGGGCCAGGGTCATAACCGGCCTGGTGGGTAACCTGGACATCCCCAAGCTGAAGACGAGCTCCACGGCGGGCTGGGTAGCTGAAAATTCCGCCCTGACTCCTTCCGATATGGAATTTGACAAAGTTTCGATGACACCGAAGCACGCCGGCGCGATCACCGAGCTTTCCCGGAACATGCTGTTGCAGACCTCCCCCGATGTTGAGCAGTTGGCGCGGGATGACTTTGCAAAGATTCTGGCTGAAGCGGTTGACGTGGTGGCGATCCAGGGCGGCGGCTCCAATGAGCCGGACGGTATCCTTGAAACCACGGGGATCGGTGACGTTGCCCTGGGAGCTGCAGGCGGAACGCTATCGGTTGACAAGGTCATCGACCTTGAAAATGAAGTCGAAATCGACAACGCGGTGGGACAGGCGTTCCTTACCAACTTCAAGGTCAAGAAGGCCGCGAGCAAGCTCAAGGACGGCGAAGGCCAGTATTTCGGACTGGATAAGGTTTTCCAGGGTTATCAGAGGGCTTTCAGCAACTTGGTTCCCTCGAACCTGACCAAGACCACGGGCAGCAATCTTTCCGCTCTCATCTTCGGGGACTTCTCAGACCTCATTATGGGGTACTGGAGCGAGTTTGACCTGCTGGTGAATCCCTACGAATCGACCGCGTATGCAAAGGGAAACGTCCAGGTGCGCGGGATGCTCACGATGGACTTGGCCGTCAGGCATCCCGAGAGCTTTGCAGCAATCAAAGACATCGTGACGGAATAAAAGATCATGAGCGCGACCATTGAACGGCGTGCAGGGGTTGAGCTGCGGGCCTCCGGGCGAAAGCTCGAAGGCTACGCGGCCGTATTCGGCGAAGAGGCTCGCATTGCCGACTTTACCGAGATCATCATCCAGGGGGCCTTCCGGGGCTCCCTGGGGGGCAACCCGGATATCCTGGCGCTCTTCGATCATGACCCCAAGCAGCTCCTGGGGCGGACGAAAAGCGGGACGCTAAAGCTCTCCGAGGATACGAGGGGCCTTTCTTTTGAAATCCAGGTGCCGGACACACAGACGGGCCGAGACGTGCTCGCCCTGGCCGAGCGGGGAGATTTAGGCGGAATGTCCTTCGGCTTCACTGTCCCGAGGGACGGCGAACGGTGGCAGGGTCAGCGCCGGGAGCTTCGGGCCGTCACGCTCCACGAGATCAGCGTGGTGTCCGCCTGGCCTGCCTATGACGGCACAATCGTCAAGGCTCGCTCCAAGATGCCTCCGCGCCTGGCTGCGGCACTCAGATTCATGGAGACGGTGTGATGTGGCCATTTAAGGAAAAGATCGAGGAGCGGGCCGTTGATCCATCCTGGGCGGCTCTCTCCGGCTTTAACACGTCAACGGGCGTGCTAGTCAATCCACGGATGGCCGAGAACCTGAGCACCGTTCTAGCCTGTGTGAATGCCGTCAGTACCGCAATGGCGAGCCTTCCGGCCTGGGGTTACAGCAGGGCGG